CGCAGAGATCATGCGGCAGGTTGAGGCTGGCACTCTGGTCATTGAGGATGCAGACTAAACAACTAAGCCAGCCCTTCGGGGCTGGTTCCCTTTACTCATACATAGGTACATACATGATATGTCAGGCGACAATGAACTCCACCGCGTACTAGGCACAATTAGCTCAGACGTCAAACACATACTGCTTCGGCAGGACAAACAAGACGCTGCGCTAGACCGCATGCGCGAACGAGTCACAGTCGTGGAGCGTTTCCAATGGAAGCTCGCGGGCGGGATGGCAGCAGCTATGACCGGTATGACTGCGTTTATGAAATACTTTTACTAACAGGAGGCCAGTATGGCTAAAGGAGCATCAACCGAGGCCCGCATGGGTCAACTGCATAACAAGCTGACCGAGCTCTTTGTTACAGTATTAGACGAATACGAAAATGAACCGGAGCTAGCTAATCCGGCGATGCTGGGCGCGGCGTCTAAGTTTCTAAAAGACAACTCGATTACACTAGAGTCCGAGCAGCTGGACGAGCTGAGCGCGATGGAGCAGCGGCTTGCAGACAAGAAGCGCAGCCGCCCCAACCTAGCTACAGTGACCTCGCTACCGCTGGTGAACGATGGCTAATCACATAGAACTCACGCCGACAGAGCGTTGGAAGCAGCTACGGCTGTTGCAGGACGCATACCCGGAGTTCCGGGAGTTCCTGTACGACGTTATCACAGGTCTAATGGGGTTCGATTGTACACCCAACCAGATCGACATGGCAGACTACCTGCAGTACGGTAATCCCTATCGGATGATCCAAGCTCAGCGTGGTCAGGCTAAGACTACAGTCACAGCTGCCTACGCCGTGTGGCGCTTGATCCACGACCCTACTAACCGTATCCTTATCATCTCGTCGGGAGACAAGATGGCGAAGGAGATCAGTAACTGGATCATTCAGATCATCAACGGCATAGACGAGCTCGCTTGTCTGCGTCCAGACAGGGCAGCTGGGGACCGCGCGTCCGTGGAAGCCTTCGACATACACTACGCCCTCAAAGGCGCAGAGAAGTCCCCCTCAGTGGCCTGTATGGGTATCACTGGTAACATGCAGGGTAAACGTGCAGACGTGCTCATTGCGGACGACATCGAGTCTCAGAAGAACTCCGCAACTGCAGAGATGCGTGAGCGCTTGATCCACTTGAGCCGTGACTTCACGTCCATTAACTCCAAGGGCGACATCATCTACCTCGGCACACCGCAGTCCGTGGACTCGATCTACAACTCCCTGCCGGGACGTGGGTTTGATATTCGGATCTGGCCGGGACGCTACCCCACCGTTGACGAGATCGACAACTACGGGATACACCTCGCACCTATGATCCAAGCAGCTCTCGAGGCTGACCCATCACTCCGCTCTGGCGGCGGTATGGACGGCACTCGCGGGAAGCCTACTGACAACGTCATCCTCGGAGAAGAGGTGCTTGTCAAGAAAGAGATCGACCAAGGTGCAGCGTACTTCCAGCTGCAGCACATGTTGGATACACGCCTGTCGGACGCTGATCGCTTCCCTCTGAAACCCAACAAGCTGATCTTCACAAACATCCCGCACGGGAACGTCCCTGTGCAGCTCTATGCGCAGAACTCTCCTGCGACCCTTATATCCACACCGACAGACCACCCAGTCGCATCTAAGATGTACCGGGCAGCCGGGTTCTCTAACGAGTTCGGTGCGTTCCAGGGCACGTACATGTACGTTGACCCTGCGGGTGGTGGCCAGAACGGGGACGAGACGGCGTACGCTGTAACGAAGTTCTCTGCTGGTAAAGTCTTTCTTGTGGATGTAGGCGGCGTCAAAGGTGGTCTCGATCAGACCAGTATGGATGCTCTGACCGTCATCGCTAAGAAATGGGAGCCGAATACAATCGGTATCGAGGAGAACTACGGCAAAGGTGCCTTGAGCACCACGTGGCAACCTACGCTGTTCAAATCCCATAAATGTACCGTAGAGGACATCTGGGAGAGCGGGCAGAAGGAGCTCCGCATCATCGACTGTCTTGAGCCTGTTATCGGCTCTGGTCGCTTGATCGTAGAGGAAGATCTGATTGCGCAGGACTGGGCATCCGTCCAGAAGTATCCGACAGAGCGCCGCGCCTCTTACAGTTTCTTCGCACAGCTCGAGAAGATCACCCGAGACAGGGGCTCATTGTTCCACGATGACCGTATCGACGCGGTTGCGGGTGCTGTACGGCACTGGATAGAAGACCTCGCACAAGACGACGAACAATCTAAGTACCTCGCGCAACGCAAGGCTTATGAGGACATGATGGCCAACCCTCTCGGGAACGGCAGGTCACTCGCCTCTATGGGAATGGCAACACGCTATTCCACTAACTACACATCTTCAATCGCGGCCCTGAAACGCCGCTGGTAAATATAGGACAGACCCATGACGAATAAGTCAACTACTGTTAAAGCCAAATCAAACCCGAAAACTGCCCGTGTTAAGATCACGAATGAGAGCAAGCTCGTCTTGCCGCAGGACATCGGGGGTTTCACAGCTAATTTCCGCCGCGAAGCTGCACGCTCTGTAGGCCGGATTATGGCAGATCCTGAGAAGCTCGCGTGCTTCCTAGAGCTGCTGGACAAATTCAAAGAGTACGCCATTGATCGCCACGAGAGTAGCGAGAAAGAGCTCAAGATCGCAATTAAAGCGAAGGCTGACAAGCTCCGTAAGGCGCAGGATCAAGCCGTACACGACGCGAAGGGTGTTATTAACGGTAAGCGGGCTGTGGTCGAGCAGTACACCGCAGAAATCGCTGAGCATGAAAAGCGCTTGGAGGCGATCCAATGAACCTAGCCGCATTCTTTAAACGCCTCGTACAGCCACGGAGAGCTCCTGTGAAGAGCTCTGGCATGAAACCCGGCCCATGGGCCATCCCAGACCTAGAGCCCATCAAACGGCACGAGGGGCTCCGTCTGAGAGCGTATCTACCGACACCTAATGATGTCCCCACTATTGGTTGGGGGCACACAAAGGGTGTACGGCTGGGCCAAGAGATCTCACTTCCCGAAGCACAGCGTCTGATCGAAAAAGACGTTGCTTGGGTAAAGCGCGTAATTGATGGCGCTGTAAAAGTGCCTCTTGGCCCCAACCAAGTCTCCGCGTTGTACTCGTTTGTGTTCAACCTCGGCGGTAGCAACTTCCGGAAGTCTACTATGCTCCGGAAACTGAACGCCGGGGACTACGCAGGCACAGCCAATGAGTTCAAACGCTGGAATAAACAAAAGGGCAAGGTGCTTCGCGGCTTGACCAAACGTCGGGCTCATGAAGCCGAGCTATTCAGGAAGGATATCTGATGGAAAAGACCTACAAACGCGAGTTAGCGGCGGCCATCTTCGCCGTGTGGGGCCTCATGTGGGCCGCAGGAGCCGTGCACGAGGGTGCTGCAGAGCAGGCTGAGGCGATCACGGTGCACGTGTTTACGTTTGCTGGCATTGCTTTCAGCATGGACGCTTACGCGAAGCAAATCAAATGATGTGGCTTTTAACATCAAAGCTCGGGCGGATGCTTGCATCTGCCGGGGCTGTACTCGCCCTCATCGCAACTGTGTTCCTCTCTGGTCGCAAGTATCAAGCCGACAAGATCGAGCTCAAAGAGGTCATACAGACCATCAAAACTCACGAAAGGATCGCAGATGCGCCCATTAATTCTAGTCGCCCTGCTGCTGTTGAGCGCTTGCGCAAGCACGGGCAGTTCCGCGATTGACGTCTTGTGTGCCGTCGATCTCCCGACTGTGTCCCGGATGGATACAGACCAAACAATAATCGAGGTGGATAACTTCTCAGCGAAGTTCCGCGCCGCCTGTGACATAGGAGTCTGACATGGCTATTACATACCGCGGTGTCAAGGGCTCCGCACTCACACACACCGAATTAGACGGGAACTTCACGGACCTAGTGGCGGCGGACGTTAGCACTGATGCGGCTGTAGTTGCCCTAGATACCCGCATCGACAGCCTAGAGCTCACGCACTACACGCACGGCTTCGAGGATTACAACCACGCAGGATCGTCTCAAACACTCATCGCAGGCACTCCTGTAAAGATCCTGAACGATGGTGCAGGTGCGTTTACGAATATGTCGTACAAGATCCCCGGACGAGGTGATGTCTGGAATACAACCAACAACCACTTCGACTGGACTAACGCAGGCATCGTGCTAGGCGACACTGTACTAATCCGCATGGATTTCAGTGTCACGACTAACAATGCAAACGACGGGTTCTCAGTCGATCTAGAGCTGGCGGTAGGTTCCGGCGCTAATTACACTCTGAACGTCGATTATCGCGAGTGGCGGTACGGCGGCACTTACAACTGGGTAGTACTCGCGGAAATCTATATGGGTGATACGAACACCTTGAACTTCCCTGCCGAGATCCACCTTACCGCGGACACCAACGGGGACAGTGTGCAGTACAACGGACACTACGTCAAGTACACCCCGCGAGTAGCTACGGCCACATAAGCCTCTCTCAGCCCCTCTGAGCCCCTCTGGGCTATGCCAGGGGCTGCTGCACCTC